CGCATGACCCTGGCAGCCCGCATGCTGGAGTTCCGTGCCGGTGGCATACACGGCACCAGCGACTTCACCAGCCTGTTTGCCAACGTGGCCAACAAGCGCCTGCGCAACGCCTACGAAGAAAACGCAGGCTCCTATGCGCTGTGGGCCCGCCGCGCACCCAACGCGCCCGACTTCAAGAACCTGAGCGTGGTGCAGCTGGCCGGCGCGCCTGACCTGCTGCAGACCAACGAGGCCGGCGAATTCAAGTACGGCGCCATGACCGACGGCGGCGAAACCTACGCCGTGCTCACGTATGGCCGCATCGTGTCGCTCACCCGCCAGGCCATCGTCAATGATGACCTGCGTGCCTTCGAGCGCATGGTCACCGCCTTCGGCTTCGCCGCCCGCCGCCTGGAAAACCGCACGGTGTACGCCCAGCTCACGGCCAATGCCAACCTGGCAGACGGCGGCGCGCTGTTCAACGCCACGGCAGCCAGCACGGCCGGCGGTCACGCCAACCTGGGCTCCGGTGCAGGCAGCGCGCTGCAGTTCTCCAGCCTCACGTCTGGCCGCACCGCCATGCGCCTGCAAAAGGGCTACGCCAACGAAGAGCTGAACCTGTCGCCCAGCTACCTCATCGTGCCCGCCGCGCTGGAGCAGACGGCCTACCAGCTCACCAGCAGCAACTACGTGCCCAGCGCAAAGGCCGAGGTCAACGAGTTCCGCGCCGGTGGCCGCACGGCCCTCACCCCCGTGGTCGAGCCAGTGCTGGACGCCAACAGCGCCACCGCCTGGTACCTGGCCGCAGCCAACTCGCAGGTGGACACCGTCGAGTACTGCTACCTGGACGGCGCCGAAGGCCCGGTCATCGAGTCGCAGGTCGGTTTCGAGTCGGACGGCATTTCCTACAAGTGCCGCCTGGACTTCGCCGCCAAAGCCATCGACTTCCGCGGCCTCTACAAGGCCAACGGCGCCTGATGCCCACGCCGGGGCGCGCAGCGCCCTGGCATCCCCACAGCTCATCTGACTTCAAGGAATCGACATGCGCAATTTCGTGCAAGAGGGCGAAACCCTCACCCTCACCCCAGCGGCAGCCGTGGCTTCCGGCGTGGGCTACCTGTTCGGCGCCGGCCTGTTCGGCGTGGCCTGCAACGACGTGGCTGCCAACGCGGCTGGCGAGTTCCTGACCGAGGGCGTCGTCACCATCGGCAAGACCAGTGCGCTGGCCATCGCCGTTGGCGACCGTGTCTTCTGGGACGCGACCAACAAGGTTGTCAACAAGACCACCACGGCGCAGCAGTGCGTGGGGGTGGCGGTGGCAGCAGCCGCCAACCCATCGCCCACCGTGGTGATCAAGCTCGGGCAGTACCTGCCTGCAGCCACCTGATAGCCGCTGACCCGCGCTCCTGATCGCCATGTCCATCACCCCCTTCGCCGCCCTGGAATCCCGCGTGAACAACGCGGTGTTCGCCCGGCTGTCCAACGCCTTGGTTTCCATTGATGGAGGCCAGGCGGTGGGGGGCATCTTTGATGATGCCTATGCACTCGCCACCGTGGGTGCAATGGGCATGGCCACATCAGGGCCTAACGTGTTGGTTGCTGCGGCTGTGGTTCCGGCAAATCCGCATGGGTTGCCAGTGCAAATCAACAGCGCTGCCTATGTCATCGTCGGCAGCGAGCCGGATGGTGTTGGCTCGACGCGGCTTGTGCTGGAGCGCTCCACAGAGGCCGCCGCACCATGACCACCGCCTTCGTCTCCATCCAGGCCGCCATCGTGGCCGCGCTGGCGCAGGCGCCTGCCCTGGCGGGCGGGCGCGTGTTTGCCAACCGCGTGCGCGCCGTGGCCCAGCAGTACGACGCATACCTGGTGGTCCGCACCGACCAGGCCGCCGCCACCGAAACCGTGCTGGGGTTTAACGACTGGCAGACCGTCTACGCCATCGAAGCCTACGCCCGCGCCAGCACCGCCGGGGCAGACCCTGTCGCCGTGGTCGATGCATTGCTGGCCGACGTGTGGGCGCGCGTCAACGCGCTGCAGCCCGTCAACCTGGGCGTGATGCAGATCGACACCCGGCCCGGCATCGACTGGCAGGTAGACGACGGCGAAACCCCCGTGGCCTGCGCCGTGCTGCGCATCGTCTGCACCCACCGCACCCCCTGCAACAGCTTAGAGCCCACCCCATGACCACCAAACCCGCCACCGCCACCACCGCCACCACCGCCACGCCGGCTGCCCCGGTTGCTGATGCCCTGCCGCAAGAAGGCGGCAGCTACACCCGCCAGCCCGACGGCACCCTGGTGCGCGCCAGCACCGCACCCGCACCGGCACCCGCCGCCACCGACACCCCCGCCCAGGAGTAACGCCCCATGCCCCGCCTCATTCGCAAAACGGCCATCCTGGCCAAAATCGAAACCACCTACAAGACCGACGCTGCGCCCACTGGCCTGGCCAACGCCATTGCCATCAGCAACCCCACGTTCGCGTTCTCGTACAACAACGTAGACCGCGACCAGATGCGCTCGTACCTGGGCGGCTCTGAGCAGCTGGCGGGCACCCGCTACGTCACGCTCAGTTTCGACGTGGAAGTGTCTGCCAGCGGTACTGCGGGCACAGCGCCCGCCCTGGGCCCGCTGCTGCGTGCCTGCGGCATGGCCGAGACCGTCACCGCCGGCCAGCGGGTGGAATACACGCCCATCAGCGGCGCGTTTGAATCGCTCACCATCTACTACAGCGTCGACGGCGTGCTGCACAAGGCCCTGGGCTGCCGCGGCAACCCGCCGGGCACGTTCGAGGAAGGCGGGCGGCCCATGTACCGCTTCACCTTCACCGGCATTGACGGCGGCACCACCGCAGCGGCAGACCCCACGCTCACCCTCACCGCCTGGCGCGCGCCACCGGTCATCACCGACCAGAACGCCGGCGACATCAAGCTGGGCGGCACCTACGCCGCAGGCGCCATCACGGGCGGCACGGCCTACCCCAGCCGGGGCCTATCTAGCGACCTGGGCAACACCGTCAGCTACGTGCCCCTGCTGGGTGGCGAAACGGTCGAGATCACCCAGCGCAGCGCCACCGGCTCCATGCAGCTGGACCTGACGGCCGCGCAGTCCGTGTCGTTCATTGCCGACATCAACGCCAACACCACCACCACGCTCAGTTTTGAGTACGGCAGCGTGGCGGGCAGCAAGTTTTTGCTTTTTGCCCCTGTGGCGCAGCGCATCAACCCCACTTGGCAGGACTATCAGGGCACCGTGCACATGGCGATGGACCTGCGCTTCCTGCCCCTGGCCGGCAACGACGAAGTGCGCTACGTCTTCGCCTGAAGCAAGTTTCGGAGCGCGGCAGGTGGTTGGGGGTTCCCGGCCGCTGCCATCTTTGCCCGAGTGGCCGCCGCGCTCCCCCTGTCTCCCATCGGGCCCACCCCTTCACCGCAACCCGCGCACACCGCGCACCAGTCACATCGGGCACACCATGTACAAGCTAGTCATCTCCGACACCGTCGAATTCCCCGTCAAGCTCAGCATCAACGACGCGGGCATCACCAAAGAATTCCCCATTCGCTTCGAGGCCAAGCGCGTCGATGTGGACACCCTGCGCTCCACCATCGACGACCACCCCGCCGACAAGCTGGTGGATCTGCAACTGCGCATCTGCCGCGACAACCTCACCGGCTGGAAGGACCAGCGCCTGGTGATCGATGACAACAACCAGCCCGCGCCCTTCAGCGCCGACGCCCTGGAGTGCGTGCTGGGCATCACCGGCGCCGCCGCCGTCATCCACACCGCCTACATCAACGCCATCGTGGCCAGCAGCGGAACGGCAGGCCGCGCAAAAAACTGATGCGGGCTGCGCGCCTGTGGGCGCGCGGCCAGCTCAAAACACCCCACCGATTCCCCCCGGAAGAAGACCCCGAAACCCCAGGCCATGCAGACGCTGACGACACCGACGAAACCGCCGAAGTCCTGGCCGCCTTCGGCCTGCGGCTGGAGGGCGACACCGGCGGCCCCGCTGAAGCCGACGACGCCCCCCTGCACCTGTGGCCTGAAAACTGGCCCATCTGGTGCCTGTGGGTCGACGTGCAAACCCAGTGGCGCGAAAGCGCCATGGGCGGGGCATCGGGCCTCGACTACGCGGGGGTGGACTGCATCGTGGCCGACCGCGTGCGCAAGCGCGAACGCAAGGTCGCCAAGTGGCTGCTGCAGGCCATGGAACACGTCACCCTGCAAGAGTGGGCCAAGCGCCGGCAGGCCGCGTCCCGGTAGCCGGGCTGCAAAACCCATTGACACGGGCCGCGCGCCGGCCGGATCGGTACACCCATCATGACCAGCACCATCGGCATCCGCCTCAACCTGGAAGGCGCGTCCCAGGTCTCCACCGGCGTGTCCCGCGTAAAGGGTGACCTCGACGGCCTGGGCAGCGCCGCCAGCTCGGCCGGCAACATGCTCATGGGCGCGTTCTCGCTCACGGCCATCACCGCCTTTGCCGGCAAGCTCGTCAGCACCCAGCGCGAGTTTGACGTGCTCAGTGCCAGCCTGAAAACCTTGGCCGGCGGCAGCGAGCAGGCCGAGCGCGAAATGGCCTGGCTCAAGGACTTTGCCAAGCAAACCCCGTTTGGCCTGAACCAGGCCATTCAGGGCTTCGTCAAGATGAAGGCGCTGGGCCTGGAGCCCACGCGCGCCGCGCTCACCAGCTTTGGCAACACCGCCTCGGCCATGGGCAAAGACCTCAATCAGATGATCGAGGCCGTGGCCGATGCCAGCACGGGCGAGTTTGAGCGGCTGAAAGAGTTTGGCATCAAGGCCAAGAAGGAGGGGAACAACGTCGAATTGACCTTCCAGGGCGTCACCACCAAGATCAAAAACAGCGCCGAAGAAATCACCGGCTATCTGGAAGACATCGGCAACAACCAGTTCGGCGGCGCGATGGAAGAGCGCGCCAAAACGCTGGACGGGGCCATCAGCTCCATGGGTGATTCCTGGGACGAAATGTTCAGGACCATCAGTTCGCAGGGTGCGGGCACGCTGATCTACGACACCGTCACCCTGGCCAGTGGTGCTATCGAGGACGCCACTGCCATCATCCGCGCCATGGGGGGTGCTGCTGACGACGCCAGCAAGGACATTGGCGCTCTGGCAACCATGCAAACGGGCCTGGGCAACGTGTTTGAGACGGTGGCCGTGCTGGGTGTCAACCTCAAGTACATCCTGGTCGGGATCGGCACCGAAATCGGCGGAATCGTCGCCCAGTTCAGCGCCATGGGCGAGGCTGGCGGCGTGTTCACAAAAGAGGGCCGCGCAGCTTGGGCGGCCGTGGGTGCGGAAATGCGGCGCGATGCGGAAGACGCGCGCCGTGAAGTTGACGCCACTACAGCGCGCATCCTGGGTGCCCGCGAGGCGCAAGCCCAAAAGGACAAAGAACGCAAAGATGAGCCCGCAGCGAGCCCGCGCCGTGCTGGCAAGGGCAACGCTACCGGTACCACCAGCAAAACCGAGCTGTCCGACTACGACAAGCTCATGCAGCGCCTGACGGGCAACCTCGCCAAGTCCACCGCAGAGGCAGAGCAGGCCCAGCACGGCTACAACAAAGCGCAGACCGACTTTCTGGAGCTGGCCGCCAGCCCTGCCTGGGCCAAGCTCACCAACAACCAGCGCGCCAACGTCGCCGTCACGTACGAGCAGATCATTGCCAACGAGCAGGCGGCAGACGCGCAAAAGACGCTGGACAAGGCCAACACCGAAGCCGGGCAGACCCGGCAAAAGTACCTCGAATCGCTCACCACCGGCCTGGACAAGATCCGTGCCGAAACCGTCGCCCAGCAAGAGGCCACCGCCCGCATGGGCCTGAGCAAGGAAGCCGTGGCCGCGCTGGACATGGCCAAGCTCGACATGCTGGCCACCGACCTGGAGCTGCAGGCCATCAAGGCGATGGACCGCAACCTGGACGAGCAGACCTACGACGCCCTCATGCAGCAGGCCCAGGCGTACCGCGAACTCGGCGCCGCCAAGCGCCAGGGCGCCGCCCGGGAAATGGCGCTCGACCTTGAAAAAGCCAACACCGACGCCGCCAAAAAAGCCGCCGACGACTGGCAGCGCGCCAGCGAAAAGATCAACGACACCCTGACCGACGCCCTCATGCGTGGCTTTGAGAGCGGCAAAGACTTCGCGAAGAACATGCGCGACACCGTGGCGAACATGTTCAAAACGATGGTTTTACGCCCGGTCATCAGCGCGGTGTTGTCGCCCGTGTCCGGTGCCATCAATGGGGCCGTGAGCAGCGCGGCGGGCTCTGTTGGCAGCAGCATGCTCACCAGCATCGGTGGGTCGGTTCTGGGTAATACGGTTGTGGGCGGCATGGGCGGGCTGAGCTCCGGCTTCATGAGCGGGATGTCTGAGACCTTGCTCGGATCGCAGTTTGTCGGCCCTTCTGCCTCCGCTGCTGGCGGGACGATCGGCCTTGGTGCGCAGATTGGCGCAGTGGCCCCATACCTCGCAGCAGCCGCCGCCATCTTCGCCATCGCCAAGTCCCTCGACGACTCTGGAACCTACCACACGGGCGGCGCTGCCCAGTACAACGCCACCAGCGGCCTCATGTCCGGCCAGTCTGGTGCAGGCTACAACATCGGCTTTGGCCGGGTGGAAGCGGGCGCAGACAGCATCAAAGCCGTGGGCGGCATTGCGCAGGCCCTTGGCACGGCATTGGACGGCGTGGCTGTGGCCTTTGGTCAGAAGGCGGGCTACGAGATCGCCACAGCCTTTGCAGACGACACCAGCAAAGATGGCGCATGGGGCGCGCTGCGGATCTCCATGGCCGGGCAAGACCTGCTCAACTGGGAATCCACCCGGCAGAGCAAGTGGGCACCGCGCGAGTTTGGCGACGGGCAGGATGGCTACAACCAATACCTTGCCGCAGTCGCCAAAGACACCCGCCAAGTCCTGCTCGACATGGACCTGCCCGGCTGGGCCGATACCGTGCTGAATGCCATTGGCGACAGCCCAAGCATTGACAGCCTGTCTACCGCGCTGACGCAGATCGGCCAGGCGCAAACCGTGTTCAAGAGCTTCGGTCAGTACATGACCACGTTCGCCACGCTGGCCGATTCGTCCGTCACGAAGCTGGCAGCAGCATCGGGCGGCCTGGGCGCGCTGGCCGGGAACATGAGCACGTTCGTAGACCAGTTCTACACCGACGGCGAAAAGCTCGCAGTCAACACGGCAAACGTGCGCGAAGCCATGGGCAAGCTGGGCTTTGAACTCCCAGCCACCCGCGACGAATTCAAGGCGCTCGTTCAGGCGCAATTGGCATTGGGCGATGCCGGTGCCGACACAGCCGCTGGCCTGCTGGGCCTGTCTGGTGCCTTTGCGTCCATCGTCCCGGTGACGGAGGCTGTCACGGAATCCGTCAAGGACATGACCGCCAGCCTGGACGACTACATCAGCAGCAACGTGCGCAACTCCGTGCAGGCCGACTACCTGCGCGGGCTGGAGGCGGTGGGCAACACCGCAGAGCTCAAGCGCCTGGGCATTCCTGGCTATGCGTCGGGCGGTTATCACCC